CCAAGGATGAAGCTAAACGATTGCTTGAGAGACTGAAGGAGAGGGACTACGAAGCGTACCTTCAGGTACTTATTGGGATTCTCACTGGCCTACGACAGGGCAATGTGATCAACCTCCACAAGAGGGATCTCGATTTTGATTCTAATATCATCATTGCCCGAGATGCTAAAGGGGGAGTCAATTATACCGTAGCAATGCCCAGGGTGATCAGAGAGATCCTTGAGAACGGGTATGAGTATCAACCGGGAGGAAGGATATTTACAAAGTATAAGAAGTGGCAGTTCCTTGCTGCTGTTGATGAGTGTAACCTGAACGATGACCTTCCTAAAATACAAAGGAATGGGGAATGGATTCCTGATGATCGACATAAGTTTGTTTTTCATACTCTGAGACATACTTTTGGAACTTGGTTGGCTCAGAATGGAGAGACACTCCTGAGTATCCAGCAGAAGATGGGACATAAGAACGCTCAGACAACTCTGAGGTACACCAAGTACATGCCGGGAAATGAGCAAGCTGTAGCTGATCAACTGGCAGAGGATCTTCTAAGCTAATTAAATACAAAATTTAGAAACAAAAAAAGATGGGGAACTCAAGATGACTGACCCTCTCCGGTCACCTTGGTTCCCCTTTCTTTTTTATGATCGTTTGATACTTGAGATATCAATAGTTCCTTTTATTGTTTTCAAGTTACCTCCTAATAAAAGTCCTTCAGCTTGATTAGCTTCGCAGCTTTTGCCCTCGTAATGTCACCCCGGGAAAGACCCGTACTCTCTTCCACGATCTGGATCATGGCAAGTAGATCTCCAAGTTCCTTGGTTAACAATTCCCGGTTAGATGTCCCGATGTACGTACTGTCAATTCCAAACCGCTTAATCTTGGTAGCGATTTGGATTACCTCTGCACATTCTTCTATGAGGATCGTTAGGTTCTTATCTGTATCTTTAAAACGGTACTTGATCTTTCACCTCCTTTACGCTGAAGATCTCTTTTTCAGTATCATCTCTATGAGTCTCATGATAGAGTTGTTTCCCATCATACCAAAGATCCCTTGCTTCCTCCTCATTTTCAGCTTCAACTTCATAAGCAGCAACTCCTCTGGAGTAGCCACTCCAATCAATCTCAACTCTAAACTTTTTCATTGTACCTCCATACTTAATTATTCAGTTAATATAGTTTAACATCAAAAAATATAATGACAAACTATAATATTAGGTTTATATTAAAAGACGTACTTAACAGTAAATGGGACTATATCGTTCATATCTGAATACCAGAGTAAGCCATATTATGAGATCTCCTCATATACGGCTTCTCAGGGACTCTCATGGGATTATTCATCCATCCCAAGAATCTTTCTTTCCATCTGCGTAAGAATAGGATTGTATTCTGCTTGGACAAAGGACATCCCTCCCTTTCGAGATATGACATCCTCCTCCCTCTGAAGGCATTCCAGAGCACGACCTTTAGCCAGTTGTCGGCCTACGGACTTAACAGGTTGATCATAGTTCCTGTTACACACTGCCCTACCCCGGACAACCTTAAGGGTTACCGCATCTTCAGGAAGTGTGGTGCAAGGGATCTCCTTTGAGATCAGGCACACAGTCTCGATAGGCATACCGTGTTCATCACGTATGTAATATATTTTGATCTTCATGATGCTTTCTTTTTTCTGTCGAGTCCTTCGTTTAACATGTTAAAGAACTTATGATAGTCCTCAGTAGACACTTCATGTAAAAACTTATAGACCTTATACCATTCTTGATCCATATCCCTCATGATGTCCAACACAGGTGCAAAATTTAAAAGGGCATACATCTGATCGATCTCTTCCTGAGTCTCCAGTGTAATGACCACAGGATTAACTGAAGGTTCTGTTGTTATTTTCAATTTATATTTCTCCTTTCATTTCAGTTAAGCAATCACGAATGATTGCGTTACGGATAGCTTCTGGTATTGACTGAGCACAGCTGCCACAGATAATAATATCTTCTACTGTCTGAGTAAGAAGAGCCATAACCAATGAAGGCTCTTCACAAAACCAGCAGAGATAAGTATCATCTATTCCACCTTCTGGTGTTCTCCCATTTTTAACAATTTGAATTACAGGACTCTCCATATCCACCTCCTTTATTCTCAATTAGGTGTTATTACTCTCCTTCATTTTAATATGTTTATCCAAGTAGCATTGGAAGATCTCAGGATAGAGATCTGCTAACTCCCTTGCTGTTTCTGTTGTCCAAGGAACTTTCCCGGGGCCATTGGCCTTAAACTCTGACCAAACAAAATCTTTTAGAGCGTAAATCATATCCCCTGAAGTTAGTATCGAAGGAGGGCTAATCATTATGTATACTGGTGACAGGCATCTCTGTTCTCAGGTTATCAACGAATTGTTTAGCTTCCTTAAGACCCATACCGGACGCATCATAAACAGCTTTAACAGCACCGATGTATCTCTCCTGCTTGAGTTCTGCCAGTGCAATCCCTCTTAGATCCAGATGAAACTCATTAGAGGTTAACTCCATGATCCTCTTGTTAAGGGCATCTCGTCTTTTCCTCAAAACATTGATAGCTTCCACTACCTCCGCATGGTTTGTGATCAGGTAGAAGCCTTTATTGCAACTACCAATACATATGCCATCGGTGATTAACTCCCTTACCAGTTTTCTTACTGCTGGTAGGCTTGAGCTAACAGGTAACCCGAGTTCTTGGTTTAATGTATATGCTGATACAGCATTGCTCTTGCCTGAATACTTCTGCATTATTTCTTTAAGTCTTTGTTTCATTTTATCTCCTTTTAAAATTCACCATAATGTTCTATGGCATGGCAATTTTTACAAAGAAGGATACACTTTACTAATTCCTTCATTATTTTATCCCATGAACCGAGAAGAAGAGAACCAAGGTTATGTTCTTTTTCCGAACCATCTAAATGGTGGAATTCAAACACAACACCATTTTTTCCGTTGAGTCGAAGAGCACAGTGTTCACACTCTCCTCCAAGAAAATATATGGCTTTTGCTTTATTTTCCCGCCTTCGAGTTCTCCGGTAGGGTTTTATATAACCTTTGTAGTGCTCTGTTTTTCTCCAACCAGATCTTATGTCCCATCTTATGCCACGTTTTCTTCTTCTTCTTCTCAGATGATTCTTCCGACATTTTTTACTTCTATACCAATTACCATACCTACTTTTTACAACTTCATCTTCACAGAGCAATTGATACCCACATCCACAAGGGCAGAGAAGGAACCCCTTCGTAGTATTAAGAAGAGTATTCCCTTTCCCTAATTTAATCGCCACCTCCCTGTTCATCCTTCCGAACACCAAGTAACCCATACCCTGCGATATCCCTATAGGGACTCTCACCGAAAGCATCCTTCATGGTTGCGATCCTCATCTGCTTATCGAAGATCCTAACCAGAGTGAGAGCATCACCGTACTGTTCTGGTTGAATACCATCAGGGTATAACAGCTTCAGGAAGTCTCCAGCTTTACCGAAGGAGTTCCCGTATGCCTTCTGCTTCTCGTCTACGAGCTTGCCTACGTCTAAGCCAATCTTCTCATAGACACCTTGGAAGTGTACTGCTCCGAAGTCTTCTGCAACCCCAGCTTCTGCTATTGCATCAAGATCTGCCTGAACCTCTTCATGAACTTCATCCAGAATACTCTTCTCTTCTCTAGGTATCCACTTAGAATACGCCCACGTATCTTTATCCGTCCCGCACTCAAGCCCGGGATACTCTAAGGGACATGGTGACCACATTTCTTTTTTATGCCCACAGTTTGCACAGGACTTATCAACCAAGTCCTCTTGTTTACACTTTCTTTCCATATATTCTCCTTTACGCTGTTGCGAAACCTACGTTGTCTTCAACCCAAAAAGCCAGTATGCTCTGCCAGTACTCCCGATCAACCTCTTCAGGATAGCGAGATGCTTTAGCCAGTTCTTCGACACGATCAATACACCACTCCAAATAGGGAGCAACCATCGTGGTATAGTCCATCTTTCCGTTTTTGATTCTCCTGAGAAGACCTGCATGTTTAAGAGGAAAGATAATATCCCCTTCCTCATATATTTGAATAAGCTGTTCCCCGGCACGACAGGCATGAGAGACTGCTTTCCAATCAATACCCTTGTTCTCCTTTGCTAACTGAGCACGATGACCGTACTTCTTGACAAACCCTTCGAGCATTCTGATTGTATAACCCAACTTCTGTGATGCCTGTATTGTTCTGCCACAGACCTGAAACTGCCGAATGTCATTAGGGGAAGATTCGACTTCTTTAATGTGTTCGTTCTCAAAAGGGATCATATCCCAACATTGGTAAACCTTTACTCTACCGTGAGACAGTCCGAGTTTAAATCTCTCGATAACCTGTTCAGCAGCTTCGATTCGAGATCCTTTAATTCCATACTTAGCTGCTTGCTTCCTGCAGTAGCCTACAAAGGCTTTAAGGCTCTTGGTATAAAACTTGTCCCTCTTGAAGTGCAGATCCTTCCAGATAGAACTGGTTACATCACACCATGCCAGAGGAGCATGAAGCATATCGATAGCTTCCATCTCTCCGTTACAGGCCATATGAATAAATCGATGTAGACTGAACAACTTGATATCTACATCATCTTTAGTGTTCTTGTCCTGATCTGTCTTAGTGTTATACGTAACTGCTTTCTGCCACGTACCTAACAGGATCTCCCTTTTAGTAGGGAGGTACACCCCTAAGTAATCTGTATCCGACTCAGGGGTATCCGTCCCATAGAGGTGAGATCCGAACTTCATTAGGACAATCAGGTTCCTTTCCTCTTTAACTTTTTCCAGCATCACACCTCCACTGCGTATCGTCTGTAGTTCTCGATTGCTTCCACTACCGTTCCTGCACCGAGTGGAGTGTTCCAGTATTTTTTCCAGTACTCAGCAAGACCTTTAATATCTCCTGCATCAGGAAGAGGTTCAGAGAACCTCTGGTACATGCATCGAGCAATAACAATCTGGTAGGGCAGGTTTGCCCGGAGGTTAAGATCTCCTACATGGTGAGGAAAGATAAACTCCTGTACTATTTCTAATAGTTCAGGACGGTACTTCAGATAGTTCTTAAATACGTCACTTTCCGATTCAGGTTCCATCTGAAAGATTCCTCTGGCAGGGCCATTGATCTGTTCGATATAACGACCACAGTGGGATTCCTGTGCAGCAGTAAGCATGAGAAGCTCCACTACAGAATCACTGTGTAAACCTGCTGACATTAGTACGTTACTGATAAGACTCCGTAACTGATTTGCTTCAATACTCAATATATCTCCTTTCCCATTCAGATAAGAATGGTATAGAGCATTATAATTCACAGGCATTTCCTGCACATGCGAACTCCTGAGATCCTTCGGTCTGATCTGACTGCTCGTATTTGCTGAGTTCACTGAAATCAATAACAGGAAAATCACTAACCAACTGATGATAAGTTTCTTCATCGATCTCCTCATAGGGTGCTAACTGGTACACACCTGTATTGTATGGCAGGAAGGTAATCCCACTAATCGAATACCAATTCTTATCTACCCAAGCTATTACCTCTGTCCATTCTGATTCCTTCACGTACACCGTACATGAGGGGTTATGTTCACACCAATATTGCTTTAGCATCTTCCAGTACTTAAGCTGCTCTATCGCACTAACCTCATCCGTCATTACAGATCCCTCTGGAGACTTGATCGGAAACTCGAATACCAGAGTATTCGGATTCACCGGATCATCTCCTATCTCTGCATGTCGCTCCACCCCACACTTGATAAGAAGTCGAGCAATAGGATCAATGCTACTGATCCTGACCCTTCTGATATAGAATGGGGAATAACGGGGATGTAGGCCACTCGAAGAGTCAACCAGTTGAGACACTGTGCCAGATGGCTTAACGCATGTAATCGCCTTTGGCATTGGGATACTGAGGATATCTGACCACTCTTCTGCTGTATCAATTGCAACCTCCTTCATTTTATGTAACCATTTAGAAGAGGGATGTGTTTTCCCTGTTCCTAAGACAGGATGATCCCTCAAGCCTGTAAGAGACACTCCAAGGAGTCTCTCCTCTTCACAGTTTTGTTTCCACTTCCTTCTGATAAACTTGAAATCAGTGAGAGTAGACTGAACGCACCCAAGGATAGTGGCGTACCTGACCTTCCGTTGGATATCCTCAAGGGTATCCTCTGGTCTGATCACAACCTCAGTTAGATTACAGAACTGGTATGGACGTAGGATGATCTCACCACAAGGATTGCATCCCCACTCATGACCTACCTCTCGCCTTCCAGTAGTAGCTACTGTGAAGTTAGCAGCTTCCCGGTTAAAGACTCCACGTTCACCAGAGTTAGATTCGATCAGCTTAAGGAACTCGCTGATCAGCTTTCTGGTATCGGGCTTCTCTGTGTGGGCAACTGAGTTATTAGAGAGAGATCTCTGCCTATCTGTTCGCATGAAGTCACCGGACTTAGCCTTTGCCATGCGATCATCTGATAGATTGGTTAGACATATACAAGCAGACCTTCGTACACCACCTGCGATAATTACATCTGCAACGAAGCAGCATATGTCATAGACCTCTATCGAGTTGAGCTTACGACCTCTGGCGTTTCCAAAAATCCTCCTAGTAAATTTGATCAGATCCTCCAGAGGTTCAGGGCCACTGGCCCGACCACCGAAGGTTTTTAGGAGTGATCCCTTGGCCCTAACCCTTGATAGGTCACACTGGTAATGTCTGCCGTTATATAATCCACGAATGAACTTGAGATAACCTTCAGCCCATCCACGCTTAGAGTCTCGAAACAAGATCTCCTTGGTGGATGCTGTGATTTTCTCAGGTACATCAGGCAGCTTATTGACGTACTGCCTTTCAACGCTGTACCCTACCCCGGTTCCGTTCATTAGGATGTACATCAGTTCAGCGAATGCTTTAGGATGATCGATAGGAAGGTAGGCACAGTTATAGGCACAGATGTTATCAACCTCTGCTGCCTTACCTGCAGTCCAAAGAAGACGCATAGAAGGCATTACCTTAAGATCCAGTATTGCCTGACACGCTTCTTTAAATTGTGATCTATTCTCTGCAGGGACTCTCTTGCGTAGAAAGTCTTTGTACCTCATTACAGTATCGTGCCAATCCTCCCTCTTCTCGTCCTCATCATCCCATCTTGAATAGCTTCGCTTATAGATGAACTCTTGATAAGATGTTTCGAACAATTAAACCTCCTTTATCTTCACACCATGCTTTCGCTTATGGAGTTTGATTGCTTTCATCTTTCCCTTGCCAAATTGTTTGTTCTGATGGATCATTGCCCAACAGGTATAGGTTGAATCACCTATTATCCGTAGTCTACGTAACCGTCCACCAATCCTGACTTCTGCTATTCGCACTTGCCCTCCTCCCTTTCGTATATGATTTCAAAAGGGTTATCGATAAATGTCCATGCACACTTGTCACACTCGTAGTATCGATGGACAAAGAATTCTTTACTCCGATCTACTCGAAGTAGTCTCCATCCTCTTCGATGAAACAGAAGGCAATAGATTTGCCTTAGATATCTAATCATTGTCTCCTCTGCTGTTTAAATACTCGTTTAGCGTCCTGATAGGATCTGCGTTCATCAGTAGCGTAGATCGTTCCTGTCTCAGGATCTTTCACGTACCTCTTCTTCAGTGTATGAATACGGGGTACGTCCCTATAGATTATTTTACGTATTGCTTTCGCTACTATACCTCTCATAAAACTCCTTTCTCTTCATCAGATCTCCCTCCCTAACTCCTCCAAGATCCTGTCATGCTCTTCGATCACTTCTTCTACCTGATCTAAGAGGGGGTTCTGAGAGAGTACCAAGCGGAGTACTTCATTTATTTCTTCAAGTTTGTAGACCAGTGCTTCTAAGTTAAGTCCCTGTGCTTCCGAATCCACCCTGCCCCCTTTCTGTCTCTGAAAGGTTGAGAACTTCGGCAATTCGAAGTCTACAAACTTCTGCGACAACACCTTGTGCTATCCGAGTACCTTTCTCGATCCTCATATAGTCTCTGGAAAAGTTAGTGACAATGATCTTGACCTCCCCCCGGTAATCAGCATCGATGGTTGCCGGGGCATTGGAGATATAGGTGGGATACTTTGTGGACAGACCTGATCGTGGTCTAAGCTGTAGCTCACAGTGTTCTGGTATCTCACATGCAAGACCTGTTCTTACCAATTGTGTCTCACCGGGGATAAGGGTAACGTCCTCAATGGTTACAAAATCAAACCCACTCGCTAACGGGGTTTGGTACTGAGGAATTACTGCATCCTCATGTAGCTTTTTAAATTTTATCAAGTTACCTTCCTTTCTTTCTTTGCTTCTGTTGACCGACACGTACCCTCTCTTTCTTAGTCGGCTCAGTTATTCTGGTTGGTGAAAAGGGACAGCCTCCCCTTCTCAACCATGCAGCAGGTGACCAGTAAGTTCCGCATACCATCTGGAATCCAGTGGACACCTGCCTTTCACAACCATCACACATTATCTTTTTGACTGTCCCTCTCACTGATGAAAAATCCAATTGAATCTCCTTTATGTAAAATGTTTTAAAGCGTACTCCAGTATTAAACAGGCATCAGCTACGTTATCGTCTTCAGGTTCATAACCTAACTCCTTTGCAGCTTCGATCATCATTGCCTTAGTTGCCTTTCCATGTCCGGTAAAATATTTCTTTAATTTGCCAGAATGCACAGACTTGTAAGGGACATTGTGTAGTGCAGCTATTGCAATCATTTCGGTGATCATACCTATTCCCACCTCAGTAGCTGCTCTCCCACGATGATGCTGCTGTTCATAAGCGAGTAGGTCAAAAGGCCCACTCTCGACTATAAGCTCACTCAGCCAGTGCCTAAACTTAAGCAACCTCAGTCCATTGGGTTGATCCTTCTTAATAGAGAAGTCTTCAACTCCGTAGTCTCCCTCCATTGCCCATCCGGTCTTAGTTGCTATATCTAATGCGAGTATCTTCATGCTGTTTCCTTGTACTCGATGTACTGAGAACAGAACTCGTTCACCTCACACCAATCCTCACACCGGACTCTCGAACCCTTACGCTCAACGATCTCATAACCCTCATTAGTCTTAAGGGAGGGTGTCTTCTCAGCGATCCATTCTTGTGCAAGTTTCTCTGAATCCAATACCCTTGCTGCTTTTTCAGAATACTTCTCTGTAAGGTGATCTACCTTATACACAGCAAACCCTGACTTCTTGTCCCACCTATCCTTACTGGTACAGGGAGATAGTTCTGCATCAGGGAGTGTTTCGTTTTTCTTGTGAAAGTTGATGAGTTGGTAAAGGTAATCTTTCTGTTGTTTGAAAGACCACAACCTATCGATGGGAATAAGTTCAATGTCCTCTTTGGGATATCCCTTCTTGTAGATATTGTACTTCTGAAAATCATTGTACACAGCAATCACTGCAAGCTTCTCTACTGGAATGTTCTGAAGGGCTAAGAGATAGGCATAGATGTTAAGCTGCTTCTCCCAATCAGTATAATCTCCCATCATTTTCTTCCAAGTGGAGGTTGTCTTAATGTCGTACAAGACCTTATCCAACCAAACATCAATCCTGCCCTTGATCTTCCTGTTAGCAATCCTATCCCACAGGGTTGCTTCAACCAGATAGTTCTTCTGAGGATTCTTTGTGGCATGTAACCTGAGATACTTTTCAACATGGTCGTGATAACCATTACCTCTAAATGCTGCCTTCTTTTTCTCAGGTTCAACAGGACGTTGCCTGATGATGTGCCTGTACCTCCGTTCTAACTGGACGATACGGGGAGGTTGAATAAGATTAGATACGGAATACTCTGCCCTCATGTTATCCCATATGCTGTCAGTGTTGTACTGACTTGCGTACTCCATCAACGCATCCCACATGGGAGGAATGTCTTTTAGAGTAGACTTGGGTTTATCTTTAGACATTGATCTCTCCTTTCAGGAGTTTTTCCTTGTACCAAGTAGGTAAACCCCGGGTAGCATGTCGGAGAAGATCTTTACCAAAAAACTTCCAGAGAGCGTTAAGGATAGCTTCCTTATCCTCTTCGATGATATCCTCATTAACCCTCTTCATGAGTGGGCCAATGTCTTTAGGTTCACCAAGGAGAAGCCCTTCCTCTCGTAGGAACTGGACAGCCTTGTACCAACGTGCTTCTGTCTGAAAGCTTTCCATGAACTCTTCCCACTTGCTCTTCCCCTTGTACTTTTTCTTTGTGTGCCGTTCCTTAAACTGCCCGGACACAAACTTACCCACTGACATTTCATAGGGCATCCCACCTACTTCAAATCCCCGGACGTAGTTCTTTACAACCACACCTTCGATCTTCGTCTTCCCAAGATAGGACTCTCGTTCCAGTAAGGCCGGGATCTCTTTAGCGGTAATCTTGCCCTGAAAGATCAGGGGAACAACATCGATATCCAGATACTCTGCCCAGGTCTTTAATGACCCGTAAGCGTTTATCCAGCCCACCTCCTGATCGTATATTGCGTAAAGGGCAATGTTATTAGTAGGTACTCGCTCGTATGCCAACACGTTATGCTTGGGGCCACAGAGAGTTTCTCCATAAAACATAAAGCCTTCAGGGAGTCTCACTTCATATCCAAGGACATGCTGTACTGCAGGTTGAAACAACTTATCCGCAGCTTCGGGAGCAGGTATGATCCTACCCTTGCTTCGGACAATCGTTTCCCCTTCGACCTTGCCAAATCCAAACTGAGATCCGTCCAGCTTCTCAGTGATCTCAACCTCATCTTCAAAAATGTCCTTGATTAACCTGTGACCCAACGCATAAATTTTCTGATACGCCTTTGCCATCTATCTCCTTTCGGGAGGGGATTGCTCCCCTCCATCCATATGTGTATTGCACCATCTAAAAAAATACTACTCCTACAGATCTGTAGGTAACTCGGGTTCCCCTAAACTTTCAGATTCCTTCTCAACTCCAGACGAATCCGAAGAGATAGTACCGTCCATCTTGCCCTTTACAAAGGACACGTTATCCCCTGCGATCTGGAAGAGCATTCCAGCTACAAACTCAGGTGTTCCCTTAACGATCTTGGCATTAATCATAGCTGCGAGTATGCCTACCGCATTGGTGACCGCTTCGCCCCTGATGATTTCGTCAGGATCACGAAACGCAGAGTCCTGCTTACCGGAAGGAGTACGTTTACCACCACCACCACCTTTCTTCCCGGGTGTGGCAGGGGGTGACGGAGAACCTGCTGCAGATCCAGAAGCAAGAGCAACGTCAACGATGTTCCAATACTTGCCGTTCTTTTTCATTGTCAGATCCAGTGTCTCTCCCGGGGATCTCTCCAGAAACTTCTGAATGACATCTTTGTTCCATGCATTATTGTAGACCCGGGTACTGTAATCTTTGGACTGATTGTCTTTAATCTGCTGACCTTCAAGCTGATACCAATCACCTTCGTCCGTAAAGCTTTCTAAAACTAAAATCACTTATGCGACCTCCTGTTTATTTGGTTTTCCTTCCTTTCTTAGGTTCTACTTTAAAGAAGGAAAACTTGTGATAGTTAACTAAGTAATCAATAGCACCGAGCAGCTTCAGCCCCGGTTGCCTATGGAAGATTTGCTTACCTTTAATCCTCCCACCATTCCTATTGATCCTTGCCTTTGCCGTATAGATATCGTAGTCCATCTGTCTCCTTTATTTGAGTGATAGTCTGTACTTGGGATCGGCAGTGTCATGGATATGCACTCTCCCATTTTTGGGATCAATCCTGATCAAATAACCTTGCTCAAGTATCTCGCCCATTTCGTCTACCGCAACAACAAGGAGATATCTTCCCTCCTCCACCAGCTTTAATAAAACGGGCTTTTCTTTTGCCTCTTCCTTTTTAAAGATCTTATACTTCACTCTATCTCCTTTGCATTCAGATGTATATGGCCTACTGGAAAAAAAGGCGAGAGTCTAACTTTGTCATCTCACCGTATCTCTTGCCGTATTCTATCTCTCCATCGAGAGGTAGGTTAAAGTTAAATCCCCATATAGACTCAATGTACTGAGGGAGATTCCTGAAGATCTCTAAGCAGATCCTACCAACAACCAGTACCTCATCCTTTGGACTATCAAAGATAAGGGAGTCATGAACCTGTCCGATTATTAGAGACTTCAATCCACGTTTCTTGATCTCACGATAGATCAATACCATTGCCAACATCATGATATCCGCAGTGCTGAAGGACTGTACCGGATAGTTCTTAACCCTTCTAACAAGCTGCTTCTCTGATAGTTCACGATTAAAGTTAAAGATCCTGCCTGATGGGTTTCTCAGGAATCCATTCTGAGCAACGAAATCAATGTTCTCGCTCTGCCAAGCTTGTAACCCTGTATACTTTTCGTAGAAATCTACAACTATCTGTCTCCACTTTTTAAGGGTAAAGTTAGGCATCTTGGAGTCCATGTAAAAGCCAAAGGCTGAACCACCATAGATCATACGGAAGGTAAATATCTTAGCGTCCTGACGATAACTAATGTCACCAAAGAAATTGGTTGCGTTATCTCCATGAGCATCAACATCATCGAGCACCTCCCTCATGATCGTAGGATCTTGAGATAATACACCTGCCACTCTCCATTCCAACTGCGATAGATCCGCACTCACAATGAAGTCGTGCCGGGGAATAAAGATCATCTTAATAGGACTCGTTCCTTCCCGGGGAAAGTTCTGACCGTTCTTTGTGTTACGGGTATACCGAATCCGTATACCCTCTTATAGTCTCCTATAAGTTCAGACTATATCACCAAATGCTATGCAGCCTGGGGGACAGCATCAACACCTGCTCTGCACTTCGAGTTCTCTTGAACTCTACTCCCTTTCGGGATAGTCGTTGCACGTCCAAACTGATGCAATTTTGCATGTGCAGACATACTCATTAAGGCCAAGTTTGAAAGCTCATTGTTTCTTGTGTCACCGTCTATATGATGCACAACAAACCCCCTTGGAATTTCCGTTAAACCTAAAGCCAAACACATAACTACGTGGTGGTAAAAGACCCTTGAATACTTTTTCCTTCCAGTATACCAATCTGGTTTGCATACTGTTAAGTATCCTCTCCCATCTTCTTTGGCTATAGAAAAATATGTCTGTACATAATACCTTTTAGCATCTTCCATCATGTACTCCTTTCTGAGTAGATATGGTGTAAGTTTCGCTCAGGATTGCCCACGCCTTTACGTTTGGGTGTTCCCTGAATTCACAGAGTTTATAGACCCCAACGATTATTTCAGGGTCTTTGGAAGATAATCTTCCCGTACTGGTTACCGATTGATTATATTGGGGGTGAATACAACCGTCCTTCTGGATCTTGTTAACCAATCCCTTTATACCGTCATCATTCTTTCCGATGAAGGTTTCCAGAACCTTCTTAACCCCACTCCGTTCAAGGAGCAGCTTGATAACATCCTTCTGGACTCTCTTACGTCCTTTTAGCTGCTTGATAGTACCCTTGTCAGTGGAAAAGTACCCTTCCTTCTTAAGCTCAGATCCTCTTGGGGGCTTGAATCCGATACCTTCTATTGGAATATCGTCAATACATTTACGAGTCTTCCAGACGAACATCTTCAGGGTTTTATTCCGGGTTTTAGGAGTAGTCCTCCCATCTGCGTACTCAAAGATATATGGTTCCTTATAGACCACATTCTTTGTAGTTAAATAGCCCTCCTTTCCATCTCGTTTAATGGTTCCACCAAATAGAGCAGCCGACAACTGATCACCAGAGTTTAGGTTGACCTTCCAACCAAAGGCATCCATAAGATTAAAATCTATCTCTGTGAGCTTCTCAGAGTATTCCTGTACGTACTTTACGGCACACTCCTTGTCAGAGTACATACCCGTACACTCGATCTCTGAGAGGACTCTCATGACCTCCGTTTGGATATAGTTGAGGTTTACCATGCCCTTTTCTTTAAGGATAGTCACCTGTCTCTGGTAGATTGCCAGAGCATTTAAACAATCCTGTTCCAGATATGGCAAGAGAATCTTAAGAGGGATCTGTCTTGTCTCGTATCCTGCATCCCAAAACATCTTTACCTTATCGATCTTTTCAGGTATCCTGTACCGGACAGACACATCCGATAACTGGTACGATATCTTGGCCTGACCGTTAATGAGATAGTCAGCATGAGCAGTGCAGAAAAGCTTCTGCTTGGTAAAATCAATCCCAATAGCTCTTAGCCAGTTTAGATCGAACTTTAGGTTGTGACCCACTATCCGGTAGGACTTATCGATCTCCTCTTGGATATGTTTGATCATCACTCGTTGAACCACATCACAGGGTGCCTCATCATGATTAAACACCCATGTTTTCTTATACCCCCACTCGTCCACTATACCTACGGCAACCAGATACGCCTGAGACTGCCAAGGATGAATAAAGGGTAAAGAGGAGGTTTCGACATCTAAACCGATGATTCGTTTCATAAGATAGTTACCTCAATATACAGAGGAAGGAACCCGAAGAGGAAATAACCCTCATATAGTTTACCCTTCCATCTTAAACTTCTCTTCCACAGCATTATAGTATTCGACCTCCGTTTTCACATACTCTAAGGGATCTTGTATGTAGTATAGACGATTCCAGTGCCGGGGATACAAGATAGCTGCTCCACCATGCTTGATCCAAGCAGCACAGTTTTCCTCATAATCGTCAATTAGTATTGCTCCCGGCCTTGCACAATAATGTTTGGTAGGGCCGAGAAGGTATTTACGCTTTGTATAGAACGGGGTATTCTTTTTGAGCCAGATCTGCTTACCGGATGCACCCTTATACGAAGGGGAAGAGAGCACACAGGGATTGAACTGGAGCATAAAGGATATAAACTCCTGTCCATCAGGAGTCCAATCTGCATTAGCCCAAAACTCAGTGGTCAGTGCAGCCCAAAAAGCTTTGTGGGGTAGACCATAGAACTCTGAGATAGTCTCGTTAGTTCCCCACTCACCTGTAGGCCAATCCTTCTCTACCCTTGAAGGACTCATCATGAACCACTTACAGGCACTTCCAAGGAAGTCCACGAATACACCGTCCATATCAATGAACCACTTTAACGACATTAAATTAAGCCCTCCTTCTTTAGATTGAATTCCGTTCTTGGAACCTGTACTACAAACTCTTTTGCCTGAAGGATGTAGAACCTTATATTAGGATACTTTTCTCCAAGGCGTTTAGCTTCGTTAATAGCATCATGATAGTTCAGATGCTTTTTAGAAATGTAGGTAGAACCATCCCTAAGAACCATCCAGAAGGACAACTCTTTCCCAAAAAGCACCCAAGATCTCCATGTCTTTTCTTTGTAGCAGTGTATCCCATCAAATACATCACACCGACCATTCTGACCGTGTACACAATTTTCACAATCCTTTTGCATTATACTAATACCTCCTTTACCAGTGGTGGTGTAGGTTGTTTCTGAAGTTCGTAAGATTCCTGTACTTCAGCTACGAAGTATTTTAGTTTATACTTATTTGCATATTCCATTGCCTTATCGACTGCCTTTTGACGATCATTAAATTTCTTAGCAGTCCGAAAAGTAACGGGTGTGTCTTGGGCTATCAGTAGATAGAACTTAGGTTTACCTGCAGGTATCCAATCGATATAATCATTGCCAGAATAACAACAACTTCCTGCTGGCTTATTAAAAGAACAAGCTTTACCAGATGGATGATGTCTATGGCTCCACCCACAGGTTACACAATCCTTTTGCATCTCCTCTCCTTTCTCATATAGTTTCCAATCCCTAGAGATCCCCGGGAGAGACACTGGGTCATGTATGCAAACCTCACCCTTGTTAGGTCTGATTTCTATACACGGTTTCCCTGTCCCATTATGCTCACTGTACCAAGCACAGGTACTGCATACTTTTAATGGCTCCCACCTTGATAATCTCCTACAGTCAAAACAAAAACGATTCTCTGAAGGAATGCCGTGACAGGAATGAGTACAATTCTTACAACTCTTAATCATTTAGTTATTACCTCCCCTTTCTTTATATCTACATTTAAGTGAATCAAAATAAGCACTGCCATGACTGTGAAGACCCCTGACCTTATTCTTGCAGACACTGATATACCTGAGATTACTTAATCCCTCATTTGAACTGTCCTTTCCAATTCCAATAGCAAAGTCCAGTTCCCCGGGAATGCCTACCTTCGAGCTATCCATGTCACTTAGCTTAAGCCACTTCTTCTTCTCACAAGAAGCATCGGCCTGTCCGAGTGTAATAATACATGTGTTTAGCTCCTTAGACTTTTCCCTGTACCAGTTGTAAAGTAGCTGCAGTTTCCTGACCTCCTTCTCGTTGCCGGGAAACCCCACCTTTGGGCCTTGGTCAATAAAAGTTACCAACGGTTTGTATTTCAAAATATTCTGCTCAACCACAGATATGTGGTTACAGTCACCGACTAACTTTAAGTGCTCTCCTCCGTTCTCTCCCCACTTCCTGATCGCAGTCTCCTTCTCCTTTACAATCCTCTGCTTTGATGCATTAAGAAAGGCCGAAAAGGATCTCAACTTTATCCTGTCAATCCTCTCTTCATTGTTAAGGTAGAGTATGGTCTGATCCGTACCTTTCAAACAGAAGGCAAAAGAAGCTGCAGTATCCAAGGCAAAGGAAGATTTACCCGTTTCAGAATAGGCAAATATATGTCCTAAAGTTCCCGGTGGAGGGGAACCGATCTTGTCATTTAAAAACGGAAGTCTCCATTTTAAATCCCCCTCTTCGTCTTCAGCCAGTAGTTCGCTGAGAGGGGTGTGGACATACTCTTCCTCCTCCCCTGTAGATCCTATGATCTCCCTACGTTCCTTATTAATCCCTTCAACGGTGTCAAACGATCCGTTCCTCCCTTCCATAATCCTGATCAGTTCTGTTACCATCTGGTTCGCATAGTACGAATCAGTGATCTTGTTCAGATTATCTATAAGGAGATCCTTGTTATTGATAATGGATGTATCGATCTGGTTGAAGAGGTTGTCGTAAAGATCTGCATCAGGAAGGGATGGGTTAATCTGATAAAAGAAATTCTTTAGTTCAGGTATGGAAACAGTAGTCTCCTCCCTGTACGTATTGTAATATTCCTCTATCGCATTCAGGATTAGTTTGAACTCCTGATCCATGTTCTGATACTTATGCAACACCGGACTGAACTTGATATAAGTGCTCTTGTCCAGCATTGACTTCAGCACTCCGATGTTCGCCAATTAGCCTCCTTTCATCATTCATATGTGTATGGTCAAAATAAAAAAAAATTATCTGTTTCGTTTACGTTTCTTTCCACCCTTATCCTTGATGTTGATTATAGGGTGGACATGAGTAATGATCTCCACCAGATCCTTCTGAAGATCCATGATGTTCTGGAAGTTCTTGTAGGCATCTGGAGCTTCGTCAAGGGTATGCTTTGATACAGTTGCTTGAATTCCCTGCATCTGGTTCTTAAAGGTATCGAGATCGATAGTCTCCCTTGCCTGTCTACGGGAACCGACTCTCCCTGCCCCATGAGAGGAACTAAAGAGGGAATCTGGATTACCTTTTCCTTTAACAATGTAAGAACCATCTCGCATATTACCGGGGATAACTCCGAACATTCCTTCTTCGGCATGAGTTGCTCCTTTACGATGAATGTATAGGCCGAGATCAAAGTTGTACTCAGCGTGGTTATGGTTGCGGTTGATCAGGTTGATCCAATCGCTGTCAGCATAACATCTAAGTGCTTTGGCAATAGCATTCTCTACCCTCCGAGCAATTTCCTTGCGATTCTCCAGAGCAAACTTCAGGCAAAAGTCCAGATCCATATCATACTCCTTACCCTCTGAAGAGTCTAACCAGAGAGGATAGTGGCCTTCCTTTGCCTTCCTGATCCCGGTGTTCATGTAACTGGCAAGCTCCATGTAATACTTTGCCATGCTATGGCCTACCTTACGAGATCCTGAGTGAACGATAATCCAGACATGCTCATCCGTACCAACACCCACCTCAATAAAGTGGTTACCAGATCCAAGTGTACCTATCTGCCTGAGTCCATCAGTGTTCTTAAATGTATCTGCCAAGAACGGAGTATGGGGAATGTCAGTCCAATCCCAATTGACTCGATGCTGATTACGATGAAATCCTGTAGGCACATCCCTATGGATCTGATCAAAGATATCCTTGGCAAACAGCTTTACATCAGCAGCATCAAATGAGGTTCTTAGAGCACACACTCCACATCCCTGATCATACCCTACCCATGCAGGTACTATACAATCCTTGGTAGCTACGACTGCTCCGATAGGTAAGCTGTACCCTACATGAGCATCAGGCATCAGTGCTCCCTGTACTGAGAAGTCCTGATTCATAGCACCATAAAACTGAGACAGTGCCTCCTCCTCAATGAAGGGACTGTATATCTTAATTGGTTTATCCGTCATATTTGTCCTTTCTATACAGCTTGGAACCCGAAATGGTTCAGCTTATCTTGGGTTGCCGTTGCTGATTTAATTAATCGATTGATAAGGATCACTGGTTTGCCCTGTACACCGTACTTAAGCATCTTCTCAGTGGCCCGGAGGTGTATCCTCTGGAGCTTCCGGTCTATCTTTTTCATCTTCTTGAACAGCACCGGAACCTTGGCATCAAAGACAGGTTGATCCTCTTCCGTTGTATTAAGTTTGAGATCACTTAGTACTTTCATTGTCCTCCTCCATAAAGATTTTGCGAAACTTGGACTTGATGTACGGGGCATTCTTTCCAGTACAAGGACAACATGACATTCGTTTGCCTATTATCGGGATGCACTCTTTATAGAGTCTTGGATATATCCTCTTGCAATACCTTCGACACGTTCTAATGTGAGCATTCCCTTCTCTCTTAAAGGGACAAAGCTCCTCAGTAGGTGTACCA